CGGATAAAGCCTTTAAGGATGCTGCTAAGACAGCTAAAAAGAAATGATGAAAACAACTAACACTGGTGATTTAAGAAGGAGTTCAGTAATGGCTAAAGATAAAAAGTGGATTCAGAAAGCCATCAAGAAGCCCGGGGCTTTAAGAGAAGAGATGGGTATCAAGAAGGGTGAGAAGATCCCCAAGGCTAAACTAAAGGCTGCTGCAAAGAAGCCGGGAAAGATGGGCCAGAGAGCAAGACTTGCAATGACTCTGGGTAAGATGAAGAAGAAAGGTAAGTAATATGGCAAACTTTATATACCCCGGGTCTAATCGTAGCATTCGCTATCGTGATCCCAATTCCAAGGTTGATCTTGAACAGTATCCAAACAGAACAGAAAAAGTTAACCAACTGCAAATTGTCAATAGAAAAGGAAAAGGTGATCAGCTACAGCGCGTTAATCGTGAGGGTAAGGGCGACCAGCCGCAGCGTGTTAATCGCGCGGAAAAGGGAAATCCTGTGCGTGGTGCAAAGATTCCTAAGCCTAAGCTAAAGCCTGTTAATCCTAATGCCTCTACAACTCCTAAGAAGAAGGTAGAGAAGCGCAAGCCTATGGTCCCCAAGCCTACGGCAAGACCGTCTGTTTCTCCCAAGGCTGAGACATTTGCACAGGCTACCAGAAGAGGTACATCAGATGAGTATCTCAGAAATAAGTTGAAGCCCAAGAGCAATCTCTTGAGCCTCATCAGGGGTAAGAAGAAGGGTTAAACCTTAATCATCAGGGAAGGCATACAACTTATTCATCAGTCTTTCTTTGGCTAAGGTAAGAAGCAGATAGACTTCTTCAGGACTAAAGTCCTCAGACCAAGAGATCTTGAAATGATCCCCGTGCCAGCCAACAAGAATAAGATTGTCGTAGTTACCCATACCTTCCTTTAGCAGATCATCTGCTGTAACCCCCGGAGTTTCCTCTGGGGGTTTTTCTTTCTGTACAAGCTTAAAGATCTTTGGTTCATCAGTCATGAAAGATTCCTTACGTTAGGTCTACAATTTCACAGGCACCACTTGTACACGCCGCAGTCTGGCTAGCCTTGGTGGTGTCTTCCTTCTCGTAGTCAGACAGCCTTGACCAGTCGATAGTCTCAGGCATCTTGGCAAGAAGGGTCTGGTACTCTTCCTCAGAACAGTCCTCATACGGGGCTTGCTTGTAGATATGGTCTGAGTGGGGAAGGAACGAAAGACCAGAAGCAATATCAAAGTTTGAGTACAACCATGCCCCTACGTTAACCCATTCGTCAGGCTTAACAGAGACAGTGATCGAAGGCTTATGCTCACACCAGAACATGGCATAGATCTTCCAAAGGTTGAGGTGATCTTCTGCCTCAAGGTCATGCCTTGTCATTGCCCCATCAGGAGCCTTGACAGGGAAGCTGAACACAGTGGTATGGTCAGGCTTCATGATGTCAGGCTCATTAGGGATACCCATGTCCTTCATGAACTGGGTAATCGGGTCCTTGTTATCCCCACGGACACGGCGGGTGTAGTACGTGTTATGCCGGGGATGGATACCAGAGGCAGAGTCAACAAGCTGAGACACAGTACCTGAGGGTTTTACACAGGTAATGGCAGTAGACCTAGGGATACCAAGCTTGTCAGCCCAGATTGCGTTGGTATCAATCGCCGCATTCTTTAGGGCTGTCAGGGCCATAGGGAGCTTGCCCAGAGGGTTTGTCCCATTGAGGATGTCATGGTCCATGATACCTGTAAGACTGACCCCAAGGAGCCTCTCCTCTTCAGTATTCCTAGTCCAGATCTTCCTCAGGTAGGGGAAGTAAGTATAGGTAGCCTGAATTGTACCAAGGATAGTGGCAAGCTTTACCTTCCGTTCGATATCAGTAAGGGTATCATTAGCCCTGACAACAACCTCAGTAAGGTTACAGAACTGATACGGCCTAAGGATAATCTCTGAGCAAGGGTTAGTACCAAACTCATGGTTAGGGTCACGCCGTTCATTCTTACCAGTATGCTTCTGTGCTGCAACCCGGGAGAACATGCCACGCTCACCAGTACCAGAGTCAACAAGGCTGGCCCATTCATGGAGGAAGGTAGAGGCATCAGGCTTCTCAGTATAGGCGACAGAGTTGTTAGCCAAGGACCTCTGAGGATTAGTCTCCCAGAACTGACCAGTCTTGGCGTTACGCATACGGTCATCAGAGAGGTTGGACAAAGAGATCATGGCAGACCTACGGACTCCACCAACGACAACAACCTCACCGATCTTACACATGATGTCATGGCACTCAAGAGAGTTGAGCTTACGACCAGTAGCATTACGGAAGACAGAACAGACAAAGCGGAAGAGCTGATCAAGAGGTTCAGGACCAGAGGCACGGCCACCAAAGACATTCAGTCTAGAACCAGCAGGGCGTACCTTGGACATATCCCACTTGGGGATCTCGCCAGAGTATAGCAGAGAGATAAGCTGACGAAGAGCCTTGGCCCAACCTTCCTTGCTATCAGAGACAGAGATGATTGTCTGGGAATCAAACATCTTCTCAGGTACTTCAGGAAGCTTGGAGACATACTGACGTTCGACACTGAAGCCCACACCAGTACCACACATCAGGATAAACATCGCCTCATCAAAGGACTTCATGTCATCCACAGGGAGGTACGAACAGTTATAGGCACAGGTGTTATCCCGTTCCAAAGCCTTGCCAGCAGTCATCATGGCCCGCATACTGGGCATGATCTCAAGGTTAAGGATGGCATTGCGAATGGCAATGTTAGTCTCAACAGCCTCTTCTGTCTCAGGCATCTTGGGATGGACTACGTTCTCCATGAACCTGTCAACAGTCTCTTCCCAAGACTCTCTCCGGTTCTCTTTTTCAATCCATCTGGAGTATCTAGACTTGTGAATGAAAGCCTGATAGTCAGTTGGAAGGGTCATCATATTCGTATACATCTTTTATCCTTAGTTTTTTACGTATGTATTCTTTATCAGATTCTTTTATTCGTTGTCTATACTTATCATCAGACAGTTCCCGTGCATACGGGTTCCTATCTTTAGGTTGCCCTTTACGGGCACTATTCTTCTGAAAGGTTTTCTCTCTCCAGCCCATTGTCGATCTCTTTAAGTTTATCCAGTTGAGCCAAGATGACATCTTCAAACCTATCATAAAACTCTTCTGGATCTATGTCAAGAATTTCAATCAACTCAATGAGAAAGAACCTGTCAAGGATAAGTTGCTTAAGATCGAAACTCATTCTTGATTCTTTCCATACTGATCCATTCGTGATCATACATACCGTTGTTTACTCCTCTCTTGACTACAACACCAGACCACCACATCTTGTTAGCCTGACCTGCGTACTCGTGCTTTCTGTCGATGTAACATCCGACTACCAGTCCATTGAGTCTTCGTCCGTCAGGTCCAGTCCTCTCTGCGAAATCTCTAGTGTGAGTGTGGCCTTGCGTACAGGATAGGAACTGTTTTGTAAGTAAGGTGTACGCTTGATGTTCACCGCTTGTAGCTCTACCCATAACGCCCGTTGGGAAATAGTGCGCGTAATATACGCCGTCCACTTCAACAGGTTCCAGAAAAGGGTAAGCTTCCCAACCAAAGTCTTTGTATTGTAGGTCTTCGACTGAGATAGTTCCGTCCAGTACAGCATCTTTCTGAATAGCCTTTTCAATCCGTCCATAGTCATGATTGCCTGTTGTCATGATGAAGCGGGGTAGCTTCTTCTTTGCTTCACGGATAGGCTTGAACATCATCTCTTGTGCCAGACAAGAAGATTCGATGTCCTTCTTATACCTACGTCCCTCAAAGCCTTTGGTCCCACGGTCATAAGAACAAAGGCTAGGCATATCGGCCCAGTCACCGATACAGATAACCGTATCAGGCTTGACACTGGTGATCAGCTTTCCAAGGTAGGTAAACCGTTCAAGATCCTCATCAGGGCTGGCATGAGGATCTGGGATGATTAAGTGTGTCTTAGTCATCTAGGTCCTCTTCATCAATGAGACCAACAAGAAGGCAAAGGTCTAGTTCAGTATCCTGAAGAGCGTCTGTCCAATCGTCTTCATCGTATACTGTACCGTCATCGTACATAATCTCAAAGTACAGTCTGACCAAGGCACGGAGTTCTTCGTACATAATCTTATAGTCTGTCTGATAGTCTGTCATTGTGACCTCTTTGTTACGGCCTTTATGGCCTGTGTTAAGTTAATGGTGCTGGAGGAAGGAATCGAACCATCGACCTACCGCTTACAAGGCGGTTGCTCTACCTCTGAGCTACTCCAGCGTTAATGGCCTACCCTGCTGGACTCGAACCAGCGACATTCTACTTAGAAGGCAGAAACTCTATCCAACTGAGCTAAGGGTAGTATATTACTAGGAACTCCTTAGGAATAAACTTGATTGCTCCTATTTGTTTGTTATAGAATAGTCTACCATCCTTAGTAGTTGCAGTCAAGACATCTAGCTTGTGCTGTATATTTGCTTCGGCATACACAAGTCCAGCCCTTGTTTTACAGACCGTTATGACATGAAACTCAAAGTTATCCTTCTTGAAGTTCTTGATGTCTTGGTTCAGTTCAGTAGAAGAGCTTGTGTACGTCTTCCAATTAGTTTCCTTGTCCTTCTTTTTCTTACGGTAAGAGTAGAACTGTTTCTTTCCTATGTAGGAACGACCAGTAATACTGCATCTGATAAGGTAGATAAACCCAAAGTCTTCCTCTGGGTTTATCTTTACCTTAGAGACCCAATGTCCGTACTTATACATAGAGGCTAAACACTAACTTCCATAACGTCAGGTTCTTTCTCTACATGGGTCATCCATACAGGACCAGTAGAGTAGATAAACTTCCTTAGTCCAACGTCCTTCCAACATTCAAGTTTGAAAGGACAATAAGAACAACCAGTAGGAAGCTTAAGATTGCCGGATTTACCCATAGGTTCAGGAGAGAAGCACCTAGCAGGAGGATCTTTAGAAGCGACAACTTCTTTAACATGGTCAATCCTCCCTTGAATATCAACCCTGTCACTATCTTCCAGAGGCATGACAGTGATGTATCCGTTCTGCTTATCCACTGCAACGTAAGCTCCGTCATTCATCTTAGTACCCTGAAGGTATCCAGACAACTGAGGGATATACGCAAAGGGATCATCCTCCCTCAGTGTACCGTCCTTAAACTTCTTGAAAGAGTAAGGAGAGGTAGACTTTACATCAACCAGAACATCATCGATGACAGCATCAATATGCCCAATGATGCCACTAACATCCACTTCTCTTTGTCGATCCTTGACAGAGTGTCCTGAAACTTCAGCCAGAAGAAGGACAACTTCTTCGATAAGATCTCCATACAGAAACTTAAGATAGGTAGGTCCATTGAACTCTTCCTTCTTTACAGATGGGTTGCATTCGTACCAGAGCATACGATCAGGCTTGCCTACGTTAGACATCCTGAGTGTACGCCTGTCTTCCTTGGGCTTCAGGCGTTCGTGCATCAAACTAGCAAGCCTTGCACCAAACATCAGGCAAGCTTCAGTTACATTCTGTTCAGTCCCCTCTTCAAGGAGACGGTAGATGTCTGCGGTAAGTGTATTAATTGATGCCAAGGAAATTCACCAATGCTAAATGACCACCAATACAAGTACCCCTATAGTAAGTCTGAGGTATTGTGATAAAACCCATCTGCTTTATAAACTCTTTTGCAAACAGGTTTTGATCAATGTTCCATTCAAAGTACTCATGACCTTCAGAAACAAGAAGATCTTTTGTCTTCTGACACCAAGAGCAATCGTCCTTGGTAAATACAACAAATCTCTGCATTAGGATTCACTCCTGTTCATTACCTGTTATCTCCATCACCTTGGATCTTACCTTCAGCTTTACGGATACCTAACTTCTCAAGGTTATGTTTAGCAATATCGCTCATGGAGAAACCGTGATGTGAGGCAAGACATGAAAGATACCAGAGGACATCCCCAAGTTCAGCAAAGATCTTTTCCTTGAGGAGTGGGGTATACCCGTCATCCCAATACCTAGGGTCCATACGGGCAGTCTTCTGCATCAGAGACATAACCTCACCAACTTCTGCGGCAAGACCATAGGTCAAATGAGTTTCTGTATTGTAAATAAGCGTATCAAGAGCCAAGTTCTGGTAAGCATCAAGGCTCAAGGGTCTATGCTCCATCTTCAAGTTCCTTTACCAAACGATTGAGATACCACTGTGCCTTCTTCAGATCTTCCAGAGGCTTCTTCTTGTACCGCCAACGGTGGAGATACTTCTTTGTATTACCTTCAAGATAACCAAGGTAGTTATCAAAAGGCATGTTGTCCTTGAGGTAGTCGATACACTCTATTTTGCCAGAGTTATAGTGGGAGGGGGACTCCACTGAATCCCCCATGCTGTCTACCATCTTGGACCACTCCTCAGGAGTATAATACAAATCGTAGTCCATCTCTTCTTCTTGTGTATATTCAGGCATTGGTTCTGACATCTTAGTCCTCAATCTCAAAGGTCATGTCCTTGGACTTAGCCTTGAGTTCCTCAGACGGAGGGAAGTCCTCTCCCATTGCATCTGCAAACTCATTAGGCTTGGCGTACTCAACAAGTTCAACAACCTTGATAGCACCGAACTTCTTCTTCTTGTTATCCTCATCCCACTCAATCATCTTGCCAAGCTTGATGACCTTGCCGTACTTAGGCGTATCGTAAACGCGCCAGTATACAACACACTCAGAGCCATTACCAATCAGAGACTTGGTACGCTTACCAGCCTGATCGATGATAACCATCTCAGACTCAAAGCCCTTAAGATCTACCACAGGATTCCTCAGGGTAAGGAACTTACCGCCGTCATTGATCCGCTCCTTACCGTCCTTGATCTTCTTGTCAAGGCGCAGTTCAATAAGCTTCTTCTCAATCTCAGGGGTAACAGCAAGGTTAACCTCGTAGTTACCAAACTGAGAAGGTTCTTGTACATGGGCGAAGTAAACCTTGGTGCGAAACTCACCAGTCACAGTCTTCGATGCAGTAGCCATTTGTTAGTTCTCCCGGCCCTTGGGCCATTAGCGTTGCGTAGTTGTTTTATAGGAAGAGTTATAGTGTAGCATATTCCAGACAGATGTCAATGAGTCTCTGCCCAATTACGTCCTATCTTGTATTCACCATCAAGGGGACAGTTAAGCTTGAAGTGTTTCCCTGCATCCCTGATAGCTTGTACTTGTAGTTTGCCTAACTCATCAGCCTTAGTCTCCTCTGCTTCTGTCTGCCATTCGTCATGAACCCAGACAACTTGCTTGAACCGGATCTTTTCCTTCTTGGCCTTATTGTACCAGAGATAGTTAGCCATACGCATAACGATAGTCTCACCACCTTGGAGGTATACAGACAAAGATTTATGCTCAGACTCTATCCCGATCCTACGCCCGTCGATACTGACAAGGTAGCCTCTCTGTGCAGCCATAGAAGCCTTACGCTTCAGTTCCTTCAAGGCAGGAATAGACCTGAGGAAGTTATCCATAGCCTCTCCTGCCTGTCGTACAGAACACCCAAGTATCTGGGCAACCTTGGCCTGACCAGCCCCCAGTAGCCAAGCATAGATAAAGGTCTTGGCTGTTGGTCTGTCCTTGCAGAACTCACCCAAGGCATTCTTGTTGAAGGTATGGATGTCACCCTCAAGAAGTGTCTTGGTATACTCAGAGTCGTTTAAGTAGTGGGCGAGTACACGAAGTTGTATTCCTGAAGCATCTGTTCCAACCAGACTAAAGCCACTGGGGACAGTCCAAGCCTCTCTGCATTCGTATGCAAATAGGCCAGATAAGCCACGTTCTGTGGTGATAGAGGGGATGTTTGCCATGTTTGGGTTTTGGTGGCTGGCTCTGTGTGTGACAGTTCCGGGTACGATAACTTGGCCGTGGACTCTTCCATCTCTGTCCATTCTGTCGAGCCAGTCTTTGGCTGTCTTCCATCTTGTTTCAAGGATCTTCCACTTCTTCAAGTTTTTGATACACTCTGGCATATCTCTACCATCAGGCATGTGGTCAGGGATAGTGTCAAGGTTCTCCTGACATATCTTCCAACTCTTCCCTGTCTTGGTAGCCACGGTTGGCTTCCACCCAAACTCATCAAGTCTCTTGACAATCTGTGATGGTGAGCCAAGGTTGAATACTTCAACGTCATCCTTCAGTCTCTTGCCTGTCTTCTCAGAATACCTTTCTGTGATGATTGGTGGGAAGTACTTAATAATTGCTTCCTCAATCCGGTTAGCTTCTTCTGATGCACTTGTGTAGATCTGCATGGCTATGTCTCTGTCCAACAAGAAACCATTACGGACCTGTTCTTGGATGATGTACTGAGTCACATGCTCAAGCCTTACAGACTCAGGAGAGAAACAGAAAAGTTTTTTACTAAGATACTTATACAGTTTCTCTGTGACATTTACGTCTTGCTTGCAGTACGTCTTCATCTCATCAGAGTACTGGGAGAAATCCTTGAAAGGAAGTTTCTTTTCCCCAAGTCTTTCTCCCCAAGAGTCTAGAGAATGACCTCCTTCAATAGTCGGATCGTACAGGCGTGACATGACCAGAGTGTCGGATTGTACTCCCAATGGGATAGTGATACCCCACAGTTTGGACAAGACAACAGAGTCGAAGCCGATACTGTTGTGTCCAATCCATTCATACCCTTCGTGCTTATCATAGAAGAGTTTGAACTTCTCTTTGTCTCTGAAGATATAATACCCATCCTGTCCACAGATCTTGGCTACCAGTAGATGTATAACTGTTGCATCAAGAGCATCAGTCTCGATGTCCCATACGATCTTTCCATGTAGGTGTGTCATGCTCTAGCTTTCTCAGATGGTCCAAGGCTGATAGGATAGTATTACAAAGGTTAGTAATATTCTCCCGGTCCTCATCGTGCATTGTCGGTGGGTCTGATGGAACTTGGTACATCTCAAGGTATTCTTCCATCAACTTCCTATATGGGATAGTGATCTCTTTAGATCCATCCCCCTCAGAGGCTACATAAATACCAACTCCCTCTGGTGTAAGGTAAGCATCTACGTATACTGAGATATTAATATTAGTTCCCATCTTCTTCCTCCTGTCCAACCGGGGTATCCGGCTGTTCTTCAATAAGCCTACCTGATTCGGTATGATACCTCAAGTGTGTGGCAAGGCCAGTCATACCACTGAATCTGTTCTTCACAACCCTAACCTTGACGATGTGCCGTTCGTCAGGGTCATCTGCCTGAGTATTCCTTTCCAAACCCAGAATGATATTACTAAGCTGCCCAATTCCGGCAGTCCCGCGAATATCAGAAAGACTAACAACAGCACCTTCCTCGTGCGACTGCCCATTAGGTTGCCTCCTCAGGTGTGCAGCCATGATAATACAGACAGAGAGTTCAACAGTCAAGGTCTTGAGCTTGGTGGCAATCTCATCCAATGCCCTGCGCTCATCGCCATTGCTCTGGTCTGAGACAACGATAGAGATGTGGTCAAGGACGATGTACTTACAGTCAAGCGCCCTGACCAGATACCGGATAGTACCAAGGATCCTGTCGATAGAGTTAGAACCAAAGCTGTCGTAAAGAAACACACGCCCAGATCCAACAGTAGCCTTGTACGATTCATCAAACTCTTCTTTGGAGTACTCTGCATCAGGGAGGTACAGTCTCTTATTAGCATGGACAGACATCAGCCCAAGGCCAGTGTCACGGATAGGTTCCTCAAGGAAGAGGACACCAACATTAGCCTTGGTGTTATTCAGCAAACCATAGACTAGCTCTCTGAGGAACTGTGTCTTTCCAACGCCTGTTCCAGCAATGACTGTAACAAGTTCTCCAGTCCTGAGTCCATAGGTGTAGTCATTGACACCATCCCACGGGTAGTAGACAGAGTCATACTCAGGCTTTGTGAGGAGTAAATCATAGATGCTTGCCCCGGATACAATACCATCAGGGGTGAATAGTCCAGAGGTTCTGTGCTGTTCATAAAATTCCTTGATGTTATTATTTACCAGATAGTCTGAGGCATCCTTGTGCTGAGACAGCTTCATGATCCTTACTTTTTTAGGATCAAAGAGACTGGCACACTTGGTCTGTGCCTCTTGTCCAGCCTTATCATTGTCAAAAGCAAAGATGATACGCTTGAAAGAGTTAACCCATTCGTAGTTATTTTTCAGGTCAGATACTGCGGTAGATGCAGAACACACAGACACAACAGGTTCATTCAACATCTGGTACGCAGACAAGGCATCAAGCTCACCCTCTACAATGGTGATTGAGTTACCACCCTGAGGGAAAAGATTCTGACCAAAGAGTTCTACCTTACCCGGAGATCCTGACCAAGGGAACCCGGACTTGTCAGGCAGACGAGTCTTCACAGCAACTAGCTTACCGTCCTTGTAGTAAGGATAGAAGTGTTTGCCGTCCTGTTGCAGTACCTTGTACAGTTCAACAGTCTTCTGTGTCAGCTTCCGGTCAGGGATAGAGGAGAGTTCACCCTTCATCATCACTGGAGTATTACTCATGTTTGTCATCTCTTGTTCACCTTTGAAATATTTTAGACATACGAAGCAGTACTGGTGATCGCCGTAGTCGTATAGCCCATCACTCGATGTCCCACAAGGGCATGGTTGGTGTTTCTTCATTCTCTACTTCTTTCATCAGCACTGTTCTGTGTATCATGTCAGAGCATTCCCTGCATGGGGAGAACTGGACTTTACCATTCTTCTTCTCAAGTCTTATCTCCCCATCAGGACAATCCTTATTACATAAAGAGCATCTCATAGGATTTACTCCTGTTATTTAATCTCCCAGTATCTACAGTGAAAGTATTTACCACATGAATCAATCTCCTCCTGAGGATACCCGTTTTCTACTAGCCATTCAAGTGTTCTGTTCTGGTGTTCCTTATCCCTTCCTACGTCAGTAGGGAGTACCTTGGGGAATCCGTACTTCCAACCTGATGGTGGATCTATCATAGTCTTAGTCATTCTTCTTCTCCTTCAACGCTCTGATGGCGGCGGCTTCAATAGATGCTTGGCAATTATCTACGGCTGCAAGTAGGAGCAGACGTTCTACAATATCACTCATCCCTGCGCCTCCAGTTCACGAACTTCACCCACCGTATCATCAGCCAGAGGATCACTGCCTCTAACCTGTCTGCCCAAGACACCATCAATATAACCCTTTATCATTGGTGAACCCCATCTCCGTACCCGCTGGAGTACAGACCGTAGCCTCTCGTTCTCTTTACGTAGAAGTTCAAGTTCATCTGCTGCCAACCACCTATAGTCATCATATGACAGTGAACCTTGACGTAGCTCATTTACAAGATTACTCATCTCTAAGATCCTCCTATGGTATACCTTATGTTATACCTATACTTCACCCGGCGTGGTCCTTAGATTCTACACGATTCCCCGGTTCTGTAAAGGCTAAAATGTAATCCCTGATTTCAATGAGTTGGTAGTACTCCTTCCCCGGTTCCTCGTTAAAGAAGTGATGCTCCTGATCCATGTCGAAGAGCCTGTGATCCAGACACCTGATGACCCGATCCCAATCCTTGAGAGGAAGATTTATATTCATGACTTAGTTCTCCTGTTTGATAAGACATAAAAGCGAGAGTCGTTCAGACCCTTTACGAAGGGTACTGAGGGCCTTAGTTCTCTGTCAGCTAGGCTACCCACCATCCCATTAGACTTGTCCTTGTAGACCTTGTGCCTGTCAATTTTTAGGTAGTGTTTGTAGACAAGGGCAAGTACTTGGTTCTTGGTAAGGGATAGTTGCTTGGCAATCTTCTCACATGATAGTCCGTCTTTACGTAACAGACACACTGCCTCAATCGTCTGCTTCGTATGTGCCATAGTTAGGTTAATCCTTCCTAATTCTTCCTACGTCAGTACGTCAGTACCTTTTTGACACGGTTAATGGAAAGGTTAATCTTTTTCTTAGGTGTATGGAGAGGATATACAACCAGAGATACACCCTTATCCCAACAGGCACGACATGGACCGCACTTACCACCCCGGGTATAAGCATCACACATCTTTACATCTGATTTGTGGATCACATCTGAGACATTCTGAACTACGACAGAGCCATGCTCTAGGGTATACTCCCCGTGTGTACTTGGTGATGAGTACCTGACGCTGGCATTTGGCAAAGTCTTGATTCGATCCAGCCAATACCTGATCTTGGGAATAGTGTAAGACTTAGACGGAAGCCAGTGATGACACCAAGGTGTACGCCTGATGACCTCGTAGATCTTTTGTCCAAGTGCAGCAGAGTAAACGTCACCCGAATCAAACCAACGGAAGTACCTCTCTGTGTCAAGGGCTTGGACCATATCATCTGTCCACTCAGTACGCTTCCAGTCCTTCCGGTTATGTTCTCGTGGACGGATAACATTCTCCATCCTGTAGAAACCAGTCTTTGCATAGCAATCTTGACAGACCTCAATCACTTCCTTGGTAGTCTTGTTGATAGAACCGGGGCATGTATCCCCGGCTTGCAGTGACCATGATTTACCGGGCATCTTGGATGCCTTAGACAATAGTACAGCCATGTTAGAACTCCTCGTATGCGTTATCAGGATAATCCATA